TTTACGAGTATTACCTGTTGGAACGGTATAGCGAAAGTTTTTAGTAGCTGAGCTACTAATTTCAAAAGTTGCAAGGTCATTCCAAGACGTTCCATTAGTGCTGTCTTGCAGCAAAACATTAGCTGTTCTTTGCGGCATCGAAGCGGGGCCAGCAATAGAAATGTTTCTAACGTCAATAAAATTAGGAAGCGGAGCCGCAGCAAAATCATACTGGGCAAAGGTTAAATATGTACCTGCAAAAGGTTGATCTGTAGTAGCAAAGGTTGCATCATTACCATCATTAACATTTGCAGCACTACCTCCACGGGGCATGCTGGGAAGCTGGGTATTTCGTGTTAAAACTCCTAACGTGTTATCTACAACAAAAGTTCCAGGTCTGCGCTTAATTCCACCTTGAGGAACAATAACAACGTTCTCAGCAGTTTGGCCGCCTCTGTAATACTGATCTAAATCAGTACGTCCAAGGATTAAAGGAGATAGTTCGCCACTAGCAAAACTACTCTGTAAAAATTGCGACTTAGGCATAATGTTCCTTCAGCGGTAAAGTTTTAGCGTCTTACGTTTATAAATGGGCTGTCTTGAATAGGTGTCTGAGGATGTTGCTGTGCGTCAGTAAACCGAGCCATGCGCGAAGCATTCATATACTGGTTCGACAGAAGCTCCATTGAAGCGGCACTATCTCTAATAGATGGCGCAAAATCCATACCCAGTGCGTACTCAATCATCTTAGCAAAGTAAACGGGCCAGTGTTGCTCATCTACATTAGCAATGTAGTCGCAATACAAAGCGCCGGTATAGTTGCAATAAATTTTGCCGTCAAGGATTTGGTAATTGATTCCAGGGTTTAACTTGATTAGAACCAGCATGTCCGCTGGCAATTGATAAACTGAGCTGTACTCTGTTCCAACTGGTACTTAAGTTGTTAGGCTTAACTGCGCTTTACGGCGAGCAAAACCCCATCTGTATTTACTTAATTCGTTTTGGACAATGTTGTCATATAAATTATTGGCAACAGTCTGGGCGCGAGAATTACCGGCCAAAGATGTTATAGGCAAGTCGCCAATTAAAATTAAAGCGTTAGAAATTAACTGGAGCTTAGTAGCCATAAAAAACCTTTTGAGATTAAAAGAAAGGGGGCCGAAACCCCCATTCAGTTTACAACATTACAACATTAAGCAGTCTGAGTGTACTGAACCTTAACGATGCCGTCAGTGTCACGGGCAACCGCGCCAGCTTTCAACATGCCGTTACACAACCAAGAAGTGCGCTCAGGAACATAATCAATGTCGGTCTTCATATCAATACCGATGGCAAGGCCAACAGAAGGACGGGCGAAGAAGTAAGAATCCACTACGTTAGTAGCAACAGTCAAACCACCTTCTGCACGATCTTCAAGAACAACAAACTTAAAACCAGCCAAAGTATCAACATCACCATTGACCAAAGCTTTAACGGCTTGATAATCAATGCTAGTGATTTTTTCGTCATTCAACATACCGCCAAGACCCAATGCGTTTACAGCAGCAAACAGGTCAGAGTTAGGCACGCCTTTCTGACGCAGAGCTACCTGAGCCTTGATGATTTTAGCCATGTTCAAGTTAGAAGCAGCACCGCCAACACTGGTGGCAACAGTAGCAGCGTAAGCGCCAGCATTGTCCATAGCGTCAATTACCAGCTGATCACATCGGCGACCAAGGGCATTTGCGATAGTGCTTGCAAGCTCTTGCTTCTCGTCAAAGTTTACTGTCTGCTGGTCAAAGATGTCAGTGAATTCAGGAGCGTTCCAGTTGGCAAGAGTCGCAGTCTTGAACTCGTGACCTACGTTCATAGCAACTACTTCAGCAGAACTGGCCTTTTGGTTAGCCAAGCCCTTGCCCATTTTACGGAACTTGTAAGTGTCACCAACTACGTTGTTACGAAGAGTTACAGCCTGCTTTAGCAAGCCAGTGCCTTGATAGGCGTGTTTGACCATAGAGTCAAATTCCGTGACCGCCACGGATGATAGTACGTTACTCATAAGAATTTCCTCGAAAAAGAGTAATATTAAAAAAGTTTTTCAAGGTTTTAGCTGAGTACCCGAGTAAACTTGGTCAGCATTCAACCTAAATTTACTGGGCCTTGTTAAGAAGGGGTGTCCAGTCTGCCGATTATACACTGTTTCTACTGCAAAAATCAATAGTTGATCAAGTGCGCCAAGCGTGTATAATATTAACCGTACATCCATGTACATGTATTAACTTCCCTCATTACATGGCTATACTCGGGTGATCACTGTTACCCAGCACCACTTGATGTTTGATCCTTTTAGCCCTGTTTATTCAGGGCTTTTTTTATCTATCCGAATGTGCGAACGTGAGCTTTACTGCCGCCAAAATCTTGCATCATCTTCTGTATTTTACGTTCATGATTTAAATCAATGCTTCTGAGCAACTGCCCGTCACTACCTTTCTTAAACATTTCCGCTTCAATGTCAGACCAAGTCATGCCAGTAGGACTTTCACCGCCGTCAATGGGCAGCTTGACAGGAGAAGTAGCTTTAACCAGCGCTTCAACAAGCTCAATAGACCTTGCATCAGTAACCAGACCCATTACATTTTCGTAATCTTCTGCGTCTAAGCTGTTTTTCAAAAAGCCTTCTACGTTTTTAATGCGCTCGCCTGCATTGTCACCAAGCTTTGCAATTTCATTTTCGCGACTTACTTCTTCTGCGGCTCCATTTTGAGCACTCAACAGCTCCCATGCTTCGCCAAACGCCTCTTGACTCATATTGGTTTTAGAAGCAAATTCAGTCAACTCTTGCAACAAAGCATCGTCAGCTTCAATTCCTTCTGGCCCTGCATACCCGTCTTTTGGCGCGCCAGTAAAACTGCCAAACTTCTTTTCCAGCTCGTTATAAGCCTTAGCTTGCTCCGCAACAGACTTGTACTTGTCTGACTTGTACCATTCAGGGCTGTCACCAGTCCCTTTAATACCGTCTGTAAGAAAATACTCTCCATCACTAAGGGTAGGAGCTGCTGAATCTAATAGGGTATCGCCAGTTGTTTGTTCTGCGGCCTGATCTGTATTATCTAACATATTACCTCCACGGTAACTATAGTACTTCTGCTTGCTGTACTTGATTGATTAAAAATTG